GGATCTCGGCGCTGGTCAAGCGGTGCCGGTAGTACCAGTTGACCAGGAATCCGGCCAGGCTCAGCAGCATGCCGACCAGCACAGCGAATTCGGACGACAGCAGCCAGCCAGTGACGGTCACGCTGGCACCGGCGTAGGTGGACTTGCTGCCCACAGTAGCCAGGGCTGCGTCAACGGTTTTGGATGTCGCGCTCATCAGCGGGTCTCCGGTGGTGCCTGCACCCGGCGCCGCTCGCACTCGAACGCGATGCGGCAATGGTCAGGCTGAAAGAAAAACAGCGCGTCGATCAGCGGGCGCGTGATGCGCCCCCAGGGGCGGCCGGCGCGCTCCATGCGGTAAGCGCAGGAGCTGAGCGTCTCGTCGGCCCAGCCGCCCAGCACCGCATTGGCAAGCTGGTCGATGCTGATGGCGACTTGCTGCAGCCAGAACAGGATCGGGTGCATGGCGTCTCCTCCTCACAGGCCAAGCTGGGCGCGCTCGGCCTTGGGGAACTGGCGCAGCGCCACGTAGCCATACTCGATCATCGCCTCGCATTTCTGGCGGATCAGCAGGTCGGTCACGCGCGGCGGCTGGTCGGGTTGGGCTATGGCTCGGGTCATGGGGTGGACTTCAAGGGCCTGGGCTATCGCCCAGACCATCAGGATTCAGGAATCAGAACTCAGGACACAAAAGCGGGACGGGCCCCGATGGTGACGTCGGCGTCCGAGCGCGGGTTGCTCAGGGACAGGGCGAAGACGCCCGTGATCGCCGCGTTGCCCCAAGCGCCGCCACGGAGCGGGACACGCTCGCCAGTGACGTCCAGGTAGAAACCGTCGCCGCCCAACCCGCTGCCGGCAATCGGGAACAGGCCGTGGCGCTTGAGCAGTTGCAGCGCGGCCGCGCTGACCGGGTTGGCGCCGGTGCTGTTGACCATGCCCTCGAAGCTGCCGCCACTGGCCCGGTAGAGCGTGAAGTCGGCGGCGCCGCTGTTGGCGTTGGCGTACTTGACCGTGCCGGCCGTGCCGGGCGCCACCAGCGCGCCCGTGGCGCCATCGATGGCTTTCCACTCGGCCGAGCTGACACCGAAGTCCGCCGTGCTCAGCGCGGCGTTGTTGTTCTCGATGATCTGTATCTCGCCCGCGTTCATGCGCATGCCGGGCGACCATTCCCACACGTTGCCGTTGAGGTCGGCGATGCCGAATGGCGTGTTGTCATGCCGCCAGCTGGTCGGGCCCGACCCGGTCAGGGTGCGCGACTGGCTGCCCTGGTTGGCCCCCGTCGCCGCCAGGCCATCCGAGCGCACGCCCAGCTCAGTCGTCAGGTCGCTGCTGCGGCCGTGCTGGCTGTTGCCGCGCGGCTGGAAGCCGTTTTTCCAGCACCAGTGCGACAGCGCCGCCCACTCGACGTTGCTCATCAGGTGCCAGCCGGCACCGTTGGCGCGCACCAGGCTGACGGCGGCATCGTGCGTGATGGTGTTGATCGGGTCCACACCAGGCAGGCTCAGCATCTCGCCGTTGCGGCTGATGCCGATGTGCTGGCCGATGAACAGTTGCGACTTTTCGACCCCGCCCACGATGAACGCTGGGTGCGTGCCGGTGCCCAAGCTGGCGTCGATCGACTGCAGCGTGAACTTGGGGATCACCGCCATGTAGCAGGGCTGGCCCTTCGCGGTGTAGAGCACCGTGTTGCGGCCGCCACTGGCGGCCTCCACGCTCTTGCGCAGGGTGTCGGTGATGTTGATGGTCAATGCCATGGTCAGGCCTCCGGCTGGGTGATGGGTTCAGGGGCGGCAGGCTGGGCTGCAATGTCGCGCGCCTCAGCAGCGAAAAGGTAGGCGCTGTACAGCAGCACGTAGGCAGCACCGTAGCTGGCGACCTCGCCTGTCAGCTCGCCGGTGGCCGGGTCGCGCAGCGGAATCACCGTGGCCGGGTCAAACGGCACCGCCAGCGTGCCCACCGGCGTGCGCACTTCCGTGCCGCCATCTAGGGCCAGCAACCGCTCCTCGTCGAAGCGCACGCTTGGCACGCCGTTGCGCGGGTTCTCGATCACGACCTGGCAGCAGCGCTGCCAGCTGTGGCCGCTTACGGTCGATTCGTTGTAGTCAGGCATTTCCAATCCTTTCAGGGCTACCAGCTGGCCAGCGCTGCGCGCTTCCAGGTGTTGGTGGCGGTGCAGACGTATAGGTAGCTGGCATCCCAGGCAATCTCGCCCTGGTTGCCCGTGGCCGTCGCGCTGGCTGGCGTCTGTGCGGTGCGGACGCGGATCTTGTTGTCGGCCACGTCCAGCAGGCCGCTGGGCGCCGTCGTGCCAATTCCCAGTCGGCCATCAGCCGTGACGCGCAATCGCTCCAGCGCAGCCGTGGCCAGCGCGATGACGCCATTGGCCGGGAAGAACACGCCAGAGGCAACGTCAGTGGCGCTGGTCAGCGACGGGATCGCAGCGGTTCCGGCTTGTAGCTCGATGGCGCCGCCGCCAACGGCGCGGGCTGTGACGCCGGCCAGATCGGCCAGATGGGTAGCGGCATAAATCAGGTTTTCGACCGCCGCGTCATAACTGGCAAGGCTGGCAGATAGGCGCACTGCTTGCAACGCCATGTCGGTCGCATAGCCGACAGCCCCCAGTAACTGCTGATCTGCCAGCACGCGGCCATTCAGCTCATTGACGTCGACCCAAGCCGACCCAGACCAGGCGCGCATGGCGCCAGTGCTGGTGTCCCAGTACAGCGCACCGACCAGCAGCGCCTGCCCGTCGTTGTCCACGGTGGGCGCCGTCGCCTTGGCGCCCAGGTAGCGGTCATCAAAGGCGTCGTAGCTGTTTGCGGCAGCGGTGGCGCTGGCGGACGCCTCGCCAGCCTTGGTGGTGGCAATGCCAGCCTGAGCGCTGGCGGTGCTGGCTGACCCGGCAGCAGCGGCGGCGCTGGCCGAGGCCTCGCTGGCTTTTGTGGTGGCTACGCCGGCCTGTGCGCTGGCCGTGCTGGCAGACCCAGCAGCAGCGGTTGCGCTGGCCGAGGCCTCGCTGGCTTTTGTGGTGGCAATGCCAGCCTGCGTCGTGGCGGTACCGGCAGACGCAGCGGCTGCGGTTGCGCTGGTCGAAGCCTCGCCGGCTTTGGTGGTGGCGGTGCTTGCCTGAGTTGCAGCCGTGCTGGCTGAACCTGCTGCAGCGGTGGCGCTGGTGCTGGCGTCTGCCGCCCTGGCCGTGGCGATGTTCGCCATGCTGGCGGCTTCCTGCGCCTGAGTCGTGGCAGTGTTGGCGCTGACGGCTGCGGACGACTCCGACAACGAAGCGGCTGTTGCTCTGCTAGCTGCGGCGGCCTGGCTGTTGCTGGCACTGGTGGCGTGCTGGCCTGCGGTTGTGGCCGAGCCTGCTGCGGCACTGGCGCTCTGCGCGGATGCTGAGGCGCTGGTGCTGGCTTGATTGGCCGCCGTCTGCGCGGCACTGGCGCTGGCGGCCGAGGCTTGCACGTCGAGCCCGGTCTGGGTGCGGTGCTGCCCCGCCAGGGTGGCGGAGTCCGCTGCGCTCGTGGCACTGTTGGCGGCTGCGTTCTGGCTGACCAGGGCTGCGTCTGCCGCGCCAAGCGCCACGGCGGCTGCCGAGGTGGCGGCTCCAGCCTGCTGGCCTGCGGTTGTGGCCGAGCCTGCCGCATTGGCGGCACTGCTGGACGCGCTGGATGCGCTGGATGCGGCTTGGCTGGCACTGGTTCCCGCCATTGAGGCGCTACCTGAGGCCGATGCAGCCGACCCTTGGGCGTCCGTTGCCGCCGTGCTGGCAATGAGTGCTTGCGCCGTCACGTCCGCAAGCGCGCCTTGCGCGGCGATCAGTGCCCGCTCGGAGGCATCCACAGTCGGGTAAGGCTCCTGCACCAGGATCTGCTCCAGGGCGCAGTCGCTGTTGGGGACGCTGATCGTGGCATCCAGGAATTTCGCCCCGGTGTCAGGGTTCCAGGACCGAACCCGGTACTTCGAGCCTGCTACGCCGAGCGCGTTGGGCCAGAGGTTCAGGACGGCGACGCCATTGGCGTCCGTCGTGACCTCGATCTGCTCCGGGACCACGAAGCCCTGGTAAATCTCGGTCTGATCCAGCTTGGCCAGGACACGCGCCCCCGCCACGGGTTGGCCGCCCTGGTCGTAAGCGGTAAAGGTGACAGCGACGGTCGGCAGCGACATACCTTACCCCTTAGCCTGCCGTGACGGTGCCACGGTTCGGATTGCCGACCGGGTTGGGCGCAACAGCAATCGTCGCACGAACCTCAATACCAAGTGTGTTGGCAAAAGCCGCGTAGTGCGCCTGGGCGCGCTGCACGTTGCCGGCATACTCACTGTCCTTCATAAAACAGCGATACAGAACAAAATCCAGCACCGCGTTGCCGTAGATGTCGGGCAGGCTGATATTGCCGGTCACGGCGGTGTAAAGCGCGCCATCGGCCGGCTCGGTGATGTCGGTCGGGTAGGCCGAATACACGATGTCGAGCTGCGTGGTCGCCAGGGCGGGCGGGTAGACGTAGAACACTCGCGGATCACGCGGGTCAAACATGAAGTGCAGCGCGTCCACGGCGCCGGGGATGCTGTGCCAGCCGGGCGTTTGAGCGTCCAGGATCTCGCGGTTGACCATGCGCACCGCCTTCTTGGTGCCGGTCGCTGCTGTATTGCGAACCACCTCGATCAGAGAAGCGCCATTGGGCGGCAAGGACTGCTTCGTGCCTGCCACGCATGTGAGGGTGGAGTTTGTCACCATGCTGTCTTTTCGATACAGCACCACCTCGCGCTGCGCGTCGTTGAGGTAGCGCACCAACTCGCCAACCGGCCAGCGAATCGAGGTGGTGTCCTGCAGCGTCTCGACGGCGCGGCGGATGATGGATTGGGCGGAAATCGGCATGTAGCACTCCTGGCAATGAGTGCAAGAATCCCGCCTAATTTTTCGGAGTCAACGCTAGAGGAAGCTCGGCACCTGCCGCGTGTCGCCGTTGGCCATTTGCCCGCGCGCCAGCCGTGCCGACTCGGTGCGAATCTCCGCACGGAACAGCGCTTCAAAGTCACCCGATGGGCCTGTGAATGGCTGGCTGGGTATACGCATGATGGAGGCGATGGCGCCATTGGCGATGTGCTGGGCGTACTCTTCCAACTCCACTGGCAACTCGCTGGCGGTCAGCTTGGGCACCATGGCCACACGCGCCACCACCTGCGCGCCATTGGTCATGGCGGGGTAGATGCAGAGCGATGCCAGGTCTTCGGAAAAGCTGAATTTTTCGCTGCTGGGTTGCAGCGATTTGGCCAAGCCAGTGTCGGCCGACAGGACGGGCACCTTTGCGCCGTCCACCGTTACCCACTCGATAGCCAAGATGCGAGCGTTAGTCGAGTCTGGTTCGATCTCCACAACGTGCGGGTCGAATGCAGTCACGGGTTCAAGGTTGCGCGCCCAGCACTTGGTGCGCTTGCAGAATTCGATGGCCGCCAGGCGCACATGGTGCACCATCGTCGGCAGCGGGCAGCCCACGACATAAGGCAAGACAAACGGGCCAAAGTCTTCCCACTTCATGCCGCGTCTGCCTGCACCTGGTTGCTTTGCGCCAGGCTGATCTGACGACGCAGCTTGGCCTCATCCATGCGATCCATGGACGATTTTGGAATCCCGTGGCGGTGGCCCAGCTCGCGCAGGGCCGTCCCGTGCACCTTGAGCGGGTTGTTTCGCTCATGGCGGGGGTAGTCCTGCAAGCGTCCACCGCCTTCTACAGCGGTGGACATCCTGGGCGTGCGTCCACGGGTGGCCATTTACTTGCTCACGCAGGTCAAGGCGAGGGTGATTTTCTTGCCAGCGGTCGGGGCCGCACCCAAGAACTTGATGCCCACGCCCACAGCCGATTCGGCAGGGGCAATCGCCATCAGGTTTTTGGTTGGCTTTGCCGACGCACCTGCAGTGGCCACGGCCAGGGCTGCAAAAATCTCATTGCCCATCGTGCGGGTGTCGTCGGCCTTGCCGTACTTGCCCGACAACACGCCCACATCCAGCGTGCAACCGGCACCCACCGCATCTTGGAAGACGGTGGCATCGGTAACGTAGCAGCCGTGCGGAATGGCGCAAGCCTCGGTAATGTCGTTGACAAGCACACCAGCGGGAACGGTGTAGTGGACCAACACGACGGTTGGCTGGGCGCCAGTCACGGCGCCACGAACGGCGCCTGCGGCGGCTTCAAAAGTTTGACGGAAGGCCATGGTGTTTACTCCTGGTACTGTGTCTGTTGGCGATGGCTCCCTAAGCCTTTCGGCTCAGGGATGGCATCAGATGTCGCCGCCTGGTGCGCGGGTGAAACCGGTGTCAATGGCGATCATTGCGTGCGCCATGTCCTTGTAGTGCACACGGGTGGCGTCAAAGATGGCCTTCATGTGGATCACGCGCTCGTGGCCACGGTCGTCGGAGTCTTCTTCCAGCTCCACGGTCAGGCCGTCTTTCAGGCCCTTCTTGCCCTGGGCAAACGCCACAGCGCCGGCGCCCATCACAAACGAACGGGCAGCCGTCACCGCGCCACCAGCACCGAAGCCGGTCAGGTAGGTGCCGCAAGGCGTTTCGTCCACCAGCATGTTGTCGTACATGCCGCCGCCTTCAACGAACGGACCAGCCTTGGCGCCCATGTTGCGCACCAATGCGTTTTGCCACGCCACCCAGCCGTTGTCGCCAATGTCGTTGCGCAGGTCGGCCATCACCTCGGGGGGCAGGCAGGCCACGAACACGCTCTTACCGCCCACGTTGGCCTTTTCGATCTTGCTGGCGCCGTTGATGCCGCCGTACATCTTCGACAGCTTGTTGCGCGCCGACACCGTGAGGGTGGTCAGCGTCATCACGTTCGCATCGGTCAGCGCGCCAGCGGCGGTGTTACCGGCTGGGCCAATCATGCGGTGCTTTTCGTCGATGGGCAGCAGGGGCATTTCGATCTTCTTGAAATTGCCGTCTGCACCGCGCACGTTGGTCATGCACGAACCCACGCCCACGTCGCCCGCGATGTGGCAGTGCACGAATTGCTCCATGTACTCAGCCAGCCAGTCGGCCAGCACTTCGCGGCCAATGGCGCCCAGTTGTTGGCCGGTGCGCTGCTCGTCCATGATCGAGCCCACATTCACGCCTTCGCGGATCAGGCCAATCTTGATCTTGGTGTCGAACTGCGTGATGCGCTTTTCAGTGCCTTCCAGGCGCTCGGTGCCCACACGCGGTGCGCCCTGCAGCTTGGCGGTGATGAGCGTAGTGATCTCGTCACCCTGGCCCTTTTGCAGCTCAGTGCGCTTGACGATGACGGACTTGGAGCCCTCACCGCCCATCATGCGGCTGAAATACTGCTTGTTTGCAGCTTCCTTGCCGACGTAATAAGACCAGGCCTTGCGGGCGCCCGGATCGGTAGGGAGAACAGGAGTGGTTGACGCAGGCATTTGTACCTCCTATAGGTGGTGCCTTGCTCACTCCTGCGAGCTTGTTGCAGATCCCGTGCAACTCAGGTGAGGTCTATCTTGACCATTGGCGGCGCGACCACATTGAGCCGCGCCACACGTCCAGCTTTCGCCTCATGCGTAATCGTTATGCTTATTTTTTCGGAGTCAACGCAACCCGCATCACCGAGCAACAGCACAATCTTTCGCCCGATGCGCAAGTCCACCGTCATCTTTTTGTCTGCGACTGGTGTGGTCATGTGCTTCAACCGCGCATCAGCTTCTTGAGATCCGCGTCGGACAGCGCGTCAAACGCCTTTTCGAGGTCGTCGCCCGCAAGTCGTCCCACCACTTCCGTCACCGACTTGGTGCCAGACGCTGCCGCCGTGGGCAGGCCTCCCAGCGTGATAGGCGGCTTGGGTGGTGTGCGGTCAGGCGCAGCACGGCCAGCCGTCGAAGGTTTGGCCTGCGACACGCCCATGCGGGCCATCACCATGCGGTGCGCTTCGTCAGCGATCTGCGCAAAGTCCTTGCCCGCAGCGTCGGGCTCACTGGCCACCAGCCGCAGCGCCCGGTCAAATGTCTGCTGCGCGGCGGTGTCGCTGGCATAGTCAATCTCGGTCTTGGTGCGGGCCACCAGCGCACGGATGACGTTGCCTTGGTAGCCTTCTGCCGTCTGGCGGTTGACCTCGGCCAGCGTTTCCGCCCGGGCGCGGGCCAGGGTGATGCCCTCCAACTCTTCGCTGATGCGGAACTCTTCGTCGGCGTATTTCTCCGCGTCGATCACCCCGTCCATGAGCTGCTTCATCGCTTCGGCCTTGGCTGCCAGCAACTCGGTGCGCTTGGCGGCCAGGTCGGCGGGCATGTCGGCGCGGTAGGTCTGCGGCGCGGTGCTGGCCACCGGTTGCACGTCCTGAGCGGCCGTCGGCGGCACATCGGCCACCTTGGGCGCTTCGGGCTGCTTGTCGTCGGCTTGCACTGGCGCCACATCAGCGGCAGCTTTGGGCGCTGCTGCGTCTGGCGCGCCCTCGTCGGGTGCGTCCGTCACGCGGTCGGCGTAGGGGTCAAGCCCTTTCGCCTCCATAGCGGCGATCTCGGCTGCAATCTGGTCTTCGGGGTCGGTGTAGGTTGTCATCTGCGGTCACTCCTGCGATGCGGTTGAAGAAAATTGTTGTGAAAGATTAGGTGTTGCCGTGGTGGCTGGTGTATTACGAACGCCTACGCGCAAATTCAGCCATCAGTTCTTGCGAGATTGCTTGGATCGCATAGGCTTCCTGCTCCATGCCAGGGTGGCGCTCTCCAATTGCCTCGGCGTATTCCTGCCAGACGTGCACAGCTTCGTGGACAAGCAGACCCGCAATTTCGACTGGGTCACAACCACGCCACCGGCCAATGGACACCACACACGCGCGTTCGCCCAGGTTTGAGAATGTGTGCGTCGTCGCGTCCGCGCCTTCGTTCAGCCAAGGGGGAGGGTTGTTTATCTTGAGATGACGCACAGCCTTGAAGTACTCGGCTTCAGACAGCGCCAGGTACAGGCATGGGCCGGGGGCCGCAATGCGTCGATCCAGCCGCATCGGTTTCACTGGGCGCTCCCTGGGCGTGGTAGGCCAGCCAGGTCGGCCGCTGCGTCGGCCTCGGTCAGGCCCTTGGCCTGGATCTCTTGCTCGATGGATTGGTCTTGGGTCATAACTCACTCCTGCAGGTTGGGTTGGGGAAGTTGTTGCTGCATCAATCCGGGCTGAACGCCGTCAGCGGCAGGTGTTTCACTGCCCACCATGCCGCCGTCCATCTGCTGCATCTCGGGGATGGGGGGTTGCATGGGGGGTTGCTGCGGCATGGCGTCGGGGTCGATCACACCGGGGCCGTTCATGTCCTTGAACCCCACCGACTTGAGCAATTCATCAGCCACGGGCGTGATCTGCGGCGCCATCGCCAGCACCTGGGCAGCCTGGGCCGACAGATACAGGCCTTCCAGCCGCTTGGCCACGGCGTCGGCCTCCAGCTTCTCGCCCTTGGCCTGGGCCTCACGAATGGATGCCTGCAACTGCGCCATTTCGGCCTCAAACTGTGCGGCTGCTGCCTG